AAAAGTATAACCAATATGGTGGAGACACTTTAGCTTGTGGCTTCGCTTGGGTCTCAGCTTATGTCAAGGGAAACACTAAACTAGGTAAAAGCTTTAAGGCTTTAGGTTTTAAGAAAGACTATGGAGGTGGCTATCAACTATGGAATCCAAGTGGTATCGCTGTACAAAGTGTTGATATTAAGGAAGCTGGTGCTGAAGCTTATGTCAATGTGGTTCGTAAATATTTACCACAAGTTAACCTCTATGCTAACTCAAGACTAGATTAATAATAATAAATCATGCACTATTCTGGATAAGATATATTTCCAGAATAGTGTATTAACAAAGGAGATAACTAATGAAACTATTAAATGATAACTTTGATTTGTACTACACAGATTGTGACGATGATGAGTCTTACACTAAAAA